TCTTCCAGTTGCAGATCCAAATATATTTTCTCAATCACAAAGAATTAATTTAGCACAAACTCAATTACAACTTGCTCAATCTAATCCTCAAATTCATTATCTGGTCCTTCTGGCAATTCTTCATTAATGGTAAATGTATGTCTGCGTTCTACTGTTTCTTTTTCCATAATTACATCTTCATACCGCTTTGAAATAAAATCACCAGCATAACGGGGGAATGAAAGAAGAACTACTTTACCCAAATCAGGAAAACGAGAATCTACTGTTCCTCTAAATGCTTTATACAAGTTTTCTGCAGTTTTACCTTGATCATTTCCTGTTCCAACCTCAGATGCAAAACCAGAAATCTCATCTAGTACTGCCATAAAAAGGTTTAGACCTTCATGTGATTCACGTTCAGAGTGTCCAGAATAAACTGTGATTGATTTATTAAAACCAATAGAGTTAACTTTTGGATCATACTTTCCTGCAAACCATGGAGACTTTTCAACCTTGTTTTTAAATCCTTTAAAGAAAACATTTTTAGCCTGCTCTGCGTTTACAGCCACGTTAATAATATCTATTGCATCTCCCGACGGCTTACCAAAGTATCTAGCAGGGTCTTTAAGACATAGTAACTTATATACAATATAAGCACAGGCAACAGTAGAGGTATGGTCCTTCCCACTACCCTTCCCAAGTTGAAGAATAATTTCGTTCTTTGTATATTTGTCATAGTGCTTTGCTCCTACATCCATTCCTAAAAGATTTTGCAAATCTGGTTTCTTATAGATCTGGCTCATTGCCTCAACAATGTCATATTGAATAGCAGAAAGAGGTGGTTGTCCCAAATAGTCAGGTGACTCAACAAATGTTTTTACATCTACTGGAGTTTCTTCAAATTGTTCATCTTTGAGGGCATCAAAGAAATCATTGAACATCGTGGACAATTGTAATTACCTCGCCCTCTCTGGCTATAGTAGATAGCCTTGACATAATTAAATCTCTTACTTCTGGGTGCTCTGAAGCAATATCACGAAGAATACCAACAAGAACTTCTTGTCGTTTTTCTATTTCTACCATTTCTTCTGCAAGTTCTTTATTTTCTAACAGTCCAGCCTTTTGAAGCATGTCAATTCGTCTTGCTTCAATGTCCATAACAAGTTTAATTGCGGTAGTCTTTGCATTAAGGTTTGCGGTAGTAGTAGCATCTTCAATAACTTCATATGCTTGTTGTATTAGTTTTGTGTAGTGTGCATCTGCTCCTACAAGTGCTTCTTTTGCACGAGCACGAATAGCATCATTTGCAGATGCCATAACTCGCCACTCATTAAGATGAGCAACGACTCTTGTGCGTGGGATATCAAGTTCTTTTGATATTCTAGTTGGATCATTACCTTTTAGATATTCCTCAACTACTTTATTTACCTCATCAAGATGTTTGACAAGTTCTATTTCAGTGTCTGACATATTTACCTTCTAATCTATTTATCTCATCTTGAATATAAAAGATTGCTTTTTTTAAGTCTTCAATCTGAGTTTCTTCGTTTTTCAGACCCGCTCTCCACAAATATTTAAATGCATTTCCTACATTAAAATTACGATGACGTGTGATTTGAATACATTCAACTCCAGATGGATCGCTTGTATAATGCATAGGATGATTTACTTGATCTACTACAATATTAAATTTCTCTGTCATCTCTTTGATTTCCTTAATCCAAATTTAGCAAGGTATACATAGATAGTCTCTACGCTTACCCCACACTCTTTAGCAATATCTTCTGGACTCTTTTTATCCATATGATAACGCTTCTTGAGCCATAGTTCATTTTGATACATTTTAGCACCCATGACTACTCCTTGTCAAATTTCACGGCTTTATCCCAGTTATTTATAGCCCAATGACCAATACCCGCTGCATCCGCTACATCATAGTCTTCTATTTTTTTATCATATATTACTTCTAATAGTTTAATTGTACGACGCTTACGAAAATCTCTTTCATAAGACTTATACCAAGAATCAGATTTTCCTGGGTTTGCAGATCTAATCTGTAATTGTTCTTCTTTAGTTAATTTTTTATTACCAAGAAATGATTGCCAGGTTATTGGAGATACACGGCCTACAATATTAATGTTAGCAAGACCTGCACCGCCAATAATTGCTCCTTGAACAAGAGCAAGGTCAGCAGCAGTTTTAGGACTGTTCATAAACACAGTATGCTCAATTATGATTGCTCTGGTTTTATTATAAAACTCAAAGAATGATTTAACTTTGGCAGTTGCATCAATAACTTTTTCATAGATATTGGTACCCTGAAAAGTGATTTTGCCATAATCAGTTATAACCTTATTTGAATAAAATGCAAATGCAAGATTATTTGTGCTAGCATCTATAGCACAAATTACTTCTGGCTGATTAGTTATCTTGTTCATAGTCAACAATCCCTTTTAATTCCTTTAACATTTTTTCTACTGCTCTTTGATGAATATTGCAATTTGAACAAAAACCAGAGTCATTGTAAATTGAAAGTTGTGTGCCACATCCGCCAAGGCATATCCTACGCTTACCTATTCTTTTTTGTCTGCGTGTGATCTGATATCTTTCAGCAATCTTTTCTTTAGTTGCTTCATCTCTGCAGGCTTCACTGCAGTAAATTTGATAACTTACCTTTGGCTTAAACTTGGTGTCACATCTTTCACATTGTTTCACGCAGATCCTCCAGTGAAGCAATCTTCACTACTCCCGCACCAGCCTCTGCACACGCTTTCTGAATAGGACAGCCCTTACATATCTTTGAGTTAGATCTGTAGTTTTTAATTGGAAGTTCATTCTTCATCCAACTAGCCCTTACAGTTTTCATCCACTCAAATGCATTATTAATATATTCACGATAGTAATCGTCTACTTCAATTAATATCGGAAGTAGTTCATGATTGTTTTTGTTTTCGTATAGAATAATGCCACGCTTATATCCAAGAATTTTCATATAGATAAGAGTTTGAAAGATATGATCTTTCTTAGCCTTACCAGTGTTCTTGCGATACTCAAAGCCTTCATTAGGAACGGTCTTGATTTCTAAAATAACCTCTTCATCATTCCAATTAAGAATGCCGTCTCCGTATCCAAATATTGGAGGATTCTCATTAGAGATTTTTAGTTCTGTAGTATCTTTAATCTTGCCAGTTTCTTTATCTTCTTCCTGAAAGATCTTTGCAATACCAGAATTAATAAGAGCATCCTGAATTCTTTTATGTCCATAAGTACCATTGGTTCTATTTGCAACACCAAATGCATCTGAATTATCTTCAAATGTTACACCAGAAAATGCTAGATACCAATATCTAGGACATTCTCCATGGTTGTAGGCTAAAGTAGAAGGAGCAAAAGTTTTCTTTGTTTGATGCTTTGGCTCATTCTTTATAGTATAACCAGAGTTAATCTTTTGTACAAGACCATCTAGTTTAAAATCGCTTTCTTTTCTTTTTGGTTTAGGTTCTCCCTTTACCATGACCTGCTGTAATAAGTTTTTTGTCATATCTACCTTTTTATCTATTATATCAGTTAGCGTATCGTATACTTCAAAGCAGATACCAAATTGTTAATTGCTTCAGCAGCAGTGTAGTAAATGTTCTTTTTACCCCTGTCTCCCTTGTCAACGTTTGCCATCCACGTAGCCCTAAATGACATTTTTGCTGCAATAGCCTGTAGTCTAACGATCTCAACAGTGGCCACGTTTAGCGGAATGTCTGGTTTTAGGATTAGTTTGGCAATAAATGTCAGGGCAGTAGTAAGTTCCTCATCTTGCATATACTCTGCAATCTCTGTCAAACCATTAACTTGTTCTATCGTATTCTTATGTGTTGTCTCTGTCATATTTTGCTTCCCATGTTAGTTGATCTAGTAAGTCAAACTCTATTAGTGCTAGGCGGGTCTTTTTGTTTCCCTTGCCTAAAATAATAACAACGGCTGGAGACTTATCCTTGCCAGCCTTTAAAGCATCGGTAACTGCTTTAGCCCATATGTCTTGATTGACAGTAAAAGATTTCTCAGACTCTTTAAAGTCAATAACAAAATTTCTCCAAGTTGCATCTCCCTTTTGTGTGTTACGACCAGAATTTTTGTGCTGCTTGGCACCAATTCTTTTACTCTCGTTCTTTTCGCTCATAATCTTTCTTTTTCTTATAGCCTACCTGAAATAACTGACACTGTGATAAATGTTTATTTGAACACATCCATGTTGCAATTCCAGTATCCATATAAACTCTCATAGTCTTTACTTCTTCTTTGCATGTTCTGCAAGGAAACTTGCCTGGATATACACTAAACTTGCTAGACATTATTTAATTTATTCTTAAGCATACTTTGTAATTCCAAGTCTTCCTTTACACGATTAACTAATCCGTCTCTACCCTGAACTTTTGTACCATCTTCTAATTGATACCACGCACCAGTCCTATTAACCAGACCAATAAGTTCAGCGGTATCAACAAGGTCGCCAATAGTATCAACGCCAAGATTGTCACCTCTAAAATAGAAATCATACTCACCACTTTGGAAGGCAGGCGAAGTTTTAGAGAACTGTAATTCCCAACGAACCTTGCGACCAATCTTTTCCTCAATGAGTTTATCTCCAACATGTATCTTCCCCTTGATCGCCTGATTATCTGATTCAGACGAAAATAATTTGATAATAGTAGACGAATAAAACTTAGTTGCTTGTCCACCTGTAGGTTGCTGACTTGTATACATTGCATTAATATTATTTCTAGATTGTGAAATCAATACTAGCAATGTTGGTTTTACTTTATTGTTTGCATAGTTAAGCATCTTCCATGCATTACTAAAATCTCTAGATTCTGCACCAATTTGTTTTGTATTTTCTAATTGTTTTAATTCTGTAGAATCTTTCTCAAAATAAATAGCAGGAAGTAAAGAAGTAATTGAATCAATAACAATAATATCTACTCCAGCCTCAATTAGATTTACTCCAACATCAACCATTTCGTTAATAGTACGAGCCTGAGAAACAATTAACTTAGATGTATCTACACCTAGTTTTTCTGCCCATACTTTGTCATATGACATTTCTGCATCAATCCATGCACAGATCTTTCCTTCTTTTTGTGCCAAAGCAATCATTTGTAGACACAGAGATGACTTAGCGCTTGACTTGCTACCCCACACAAGAACCTGTCTACCATATGGCAAACCACCATTGAGTGCACGGTTTAAACCAAAACTAGGAGTTACTGCATATTCAGTCTTTGGAATTTCATCTCCAACAAGAATACTCTTTCTTAGTTTAGGATTTAACTGTGCCAATACCTCT